CCCTGTGCCATGTTTTAATCTCCAAAAAATTGCACTGGTGCGTCGACCAGCGATTGAATGCCGTACTGGCGGATGATTTTGCGGCGCAGGTCCACGCTGATGTCGTAGCGGCGTACCCACTGGTTATTGATGAGTTCGGGAAGGTTGAGGATCCGGCCCATCTGAAGGAATGTCAGTCCTGAGCGGTTCAATTCGTCATTGTTCTGCGATACCAGCAGGCCGTCACGAAAGCGTGTGGCCGTCGCCAGCCCCTGCGGACCGTAGAAGCACAGAATCAGACTCACGGTCTCATGTGACCACTGTTCGGCGCTCTCTTCACCCTGCCGGTAAGCGGGATTGAAGTCTTCCTGAATACCGGTGATACCGAACGCGCACCAGGTGGTAGCGTTTTTCGGTATCTGAGGTTGAGGGTCAGTCCAGCGCGGATAAACGTTGTTTTTATCCATGCTGGTAACGCCACGGATCCACCGACTGATTAGCCTTTCCAGATCTTCATCGTAGGGCGGCGAATCCCCTATAGGCGTCAGATACCCCGCCGTTGTGCTGTCGTTACTCAATCGGCGTTCCCCCGTCAAATTCCAGCAGCTCGCAATGTGCCTGGACGAACCCGGCACCATACGCTGTGTAAGGGTCGACAAACGTCACGCGATAATCTCGCCCGCGGTACGTCACTGTGTCAGCATCTAATCCGGGTTGCCCCTGGGTCAGTCTGAACTGCGTCACGATGAGAATGGCTCCGTTGATGTTCTGTCCGGCGGCCATACGCTTCGCTTCCAGTGAACGGTCGACGGTCACCACACCAGTAAACGGAATATCCTGCGGCGTATTAACCGGGAAGTTATCCTCGTCAGTCGTCTGAACCTGCCGGTGACAAACCAGCGTCAGATCGACAAAATCCGGGTCCAGAAGAACTTCAGTCACATCGAGCAGCGGCATTATTTTTTCCTCACGACATACTGAATCGCCATGAAAAGGAATCCGCGCGCACGTAACGGCTTATCGCCGAGGATAGGCGGCTTCATTTTCCGGCGTTTCTGAATGGTCTTTTCTGAAAGCGGCGCCAGCCGGTCTCCGTCTTCGATAACGGCTTTAGAGGCATCACGTGCAATCTGCCCTGCGGCTTCAAGATGCTGTTCTGCCTGCTTTGCATTACCATCAAGCGCCGCCTGCGCAGCGAGTTTTAACCTGGCCGTCGTTGCATCCCGTGAATCCTCAATCCCCATGTCGAGAAAGGGTCTGGGCGGAAGAGTGACGGTTTCGCCGTCGATCTCCACAGTGGCGCCGGTAGACTGCAGGTAACCAATCTCTGCGTTACTCAGTGGGGAATCTTCACGCGGCGGCCCAGCAGGGATACCTACCAACACATCAGTACCCGAAAGCTGCTTCAGCGCGTCGAGGACGCCGGCATAATTGTCCTCGCGAACCGTTAAGCCGCTTTTCATTACGGTGTCCCCAGTTGAATTGCTCCGGCACCGAAAATCATCAGATATTCCCAGAACTCAGAACCGTAGCGGGAGTTGTTCCAGAAGCCCGCATTGGGGTCCAACGTCGCGCTGGCGTCGTAGCTAACCGAAACCTTATCCACGGATTTTGACGTCTGTACGCCGCTATTTGCACCACCAGCAGTACCTACTGCAACGCCACGCATATCGGCAGCGTAAAGGTACATGTAATGCGCGACATATAGCTCGGCTACGTAAGGGAAAATATCTTGACCAAACCGCGACTCACTCAGCAGAACATCCGCCAGATTAAGGCGCGTCTGAATCATTGGGGTTGGGTACTTTGTTTCGTCAGCGAACTGCGGGAATGCCACTCTGAACTGCTCAGGCGTCGGTAGACTTTGATTTCTTGCCATTGGTGGTGGCCTCCGACAACTGCGCTTCCAGCTCAGCAATACGCGAATCTTTCTCTGCGATCTGCGCTTCCAGCTCAGCAATACGAGGATCATCAACCACCGCCGGCGCTTCGCCATCTGGTGAGCAATGTGCTTTTACAAACCAGTGCTCTGCCACTGCGTCATCAACATCATGAAAGCCTGCAGCAAAGGGCTTGATTGTTTCGCCGTCGTTGAAGTTGAACGCGGCCAGTACATAGATTTTCTTCATCGGGAGTCCTTAGAAAAAAGCCCCTGTGACGGGGCTGTATCTGGATTAAATGCCATCCATGTAGTTCAGGGTTTCCGGGTAAACCGGTTCAACCGCACCCAACTTGCCGTAATAGGTCACCAACTGATACAGGCCGCGATACTGGATCGGGACGCTCTGCAGAGGAACCATCGGGAAGCGCACAAATTTCTTATCGTTGGTGTAGGCCACCATGCGATCAGTACTACCCACACCGCGCCCCTTCACCCATTTAACCGGACGAATGCTCAGCGGCTTGCCGTTCTGGTGGTAGGCGATAGTGTTCGTTTCCAGATAAGTCAGCAAAGACTGGTTACCGGCGCTGGAAACGATGGTGCTCGCCAGGAACGAATACTGCTCAGGCGGGATCAGCAAATCTTCCGGCACTTTTGAGTAAGCGGAGCGGGTCCATGCATTACTGAGCACCTGGTTGATACTGGCGCGAATTTCGTCAGCAGTTGAGGTGGCCCATGTTTTGGTGGCGTTGGTCGGCGTCACCTGAGAAAGGTTAAGCAGCCCCTTAGCACCTTTCGCCGCGTCACCGATATAAACCTGCTCATCGGTATCCATGTTCCACTTCAGCTGCATGCCGTCGTATTTCTGGGTATCGATAGGGCGCCCGACCTGTGCGGCAGCATTCAGCTCGATAACGGTCCAGCCAAGCTCCATGCCCCACAATTCAAGCGGGAAACCTTTCTTCTCGATATCAACGTTGATACCGGCAATTGCTGTTGCGAGCGGGCTGATCCAGTTTTTACCGTTGGCGTTAGGCGTACCGGCAGCGGCAAATGTAGTGTTGGTAAAGGAGCTGATTTCGTCAGCGATAGACACGTCTTCACGCAGCAGGATATCGCGGCTCCAGGTCTGGGAAGTCAACGGCAGGTTTAGTGTCTGGTCGAGACGTTCCAGCTCGTGAATAAGAAAGGCACCAGAACTGTCGACTGTTGCCTGGTCAAATGTCATTGGCATTTGCGATTTCCTTAAATATTAAAGGCCAGTTCAATGTTGCCGTTAGTGTCGCCGGGGCCATTGAAGTAAGCGTTGGTGATCTGTACGGTGTTCGTGCTGTCAGCGGCGGCAAGGAACGCGCCAAGTGGGCTGGATGCGGTTGGAGTAGCCACGCGCATAAAAACAGCGCCACCGAGAGTAACGGAGCTCGCATCAGCACCCAGATTGACCGTGACATAGCCACGCTTCATGCAATCGCCAGCGAAGTTGTAACCGCTCCCGATCTGGCGCACTTTGTCTGGCTGAGATGCCGTCGGGTAAGGGCGTACATAGATACCCACAACCACTGCAGCAGTATCAGAGGCCTCGATCGGCACAAACTTACCTGCGGAGAACTTCCCGGCCAGTCCGTAAGCCGTGAACGCCTTTGCGCTGTCCAGGGTCTGTGGTTCAACAGTCAGATCTTGCGGACGAGAAATAGCACCGGCGATGCCCGCAGGCATCCGGTAGAGAAAAGTATTATCCATTGAGTGCCCCGTTAGCGTTTAGCCCAGAGTTCCTTCGCAGCAGCATTAATCTCCGCGATGGATTTGGTTGTGTTGGAGTTGATGTTGCGGAAACCGTCAACGGTCTTGGCTGCGGTATTGCGGTTTTTCGCCACTTCAGACACAGCGTTAAAGGCCATGTCCACGGTGGCTTTTTTCAGCGTGGTGATATCAGCATCACCCACGATAGAGCGAACCATCGCCTGGTCTGCAGTTGCCAGCACAGAGCGCTTGAACGCAGTAGGCTTTACTTTCTCAGGTAACTGAATGCCAGGCTGAATCAGATCGGCGCGATACGCGGCATCGCCGGTAACCTTGCCCTCTTCTTCCTTTTTCTCCTCTTCGTCCTCGGCATCGCCGGTACCAGAAGCAGCGGCAGGCGTAAGCTTGGATACCGCCTCAATCAGCGCCTTACCCCATGCCGGGATTTCTTCATCTTCATCGCCAGTAGCTTGCAGAGTAGGCGCAGGTAACGGGCTTTGCGGCGAAAGGTTAATCACCACCCCGGCAGGCGTAAGCGAAGAACTCACGTCATCATCACCTGTGACACTTTCAGGTGCGTTATCAACAAGATTCGCCATTTCAGCGGCGTCGTTGGTTTTACGGGCCTTCATGAGCCGGGTAAACCAGTTTTTAGTTGTGCTAGGCATAGCATCCCCTATTTTACAACGGAAACCGGCCCGCCCGTTTGGGACAAGGGCCAGATGGTTACCGGTTATCGCAGACTGAATCGCGAGTCCGGGTGAGATTTCTTCGTAGTCAGCATCGTACCCACAGCTAACCTCATCATCGCCATCATCAATGGCCTGAAGACCTTCTGGACTCTTAACAATGACATCGGCAAGTAGTAGATCAGTCTTGTCGCCTTCCCCGCGTCGGACGTTCTGGATGTGCCCGTGTGCGAGCAGCCGCCAGTTATCAGGTGCAACAAAAATAATGTTGCCATCGAAATCACGGGGGTGACCGATCGTTACGGCCATACCTTCGAAAGAAGCAATTGAGCGCTCGCTGAACACCTCTTCAGGCGTCCGCCGTACGATAATCTTCCCGCGCACGTCAGGGGTTAGCTCTGGCCGCTCGGTTTTGTCGTACTCCTGCTCGCCTGTGCGCCCTATCGGCACGTCTTTAAAAAGCACCGAGCCATCAGCGAGCTGGAATCGCGTGTTTCCCAGGCGGGTCTTGAAGAAGTATTTCATGGTGTGTCGTCCCATATCGGCATCGCCAGTTCCCCTTGTTTTGTGTCGATATCTACGAGACATCTCCAAAAATGCTCTTGGGTTGTTGCTCAGAAATCTCAGCAACAAAGCTCTTGCCTCCTTGTCGTGTGGGGCTTCACTGAAAAGCTGGCGGATCTCGGCATTGAATCTGGCGTCACTGTCGTTTTTAGGTGTTTTTTCCAGCTCAGCCTTCCAACTTCGGTAAGCAACGCTCTGTTTTTCGTTGAGGCTAATCTTGTACTTACCCTCAAACTCTGGTTTCTGCTTTGTCAATTCAGGTACTGGCGTTGATTTTTCTGACTGAACGTCGGGCTTCTTTGTCTCGGATATGCTTTGTCCGTTAAATTTCCCGCCCATACCGGCCTTGATAACGCCATTCTCACCAATCAAAACGGGTGTCCCGGACCCGCCGTTTGGGTGGACGGTTATCCACCTGTCCTCATCAACAAAATTGATTCGTACCATTGCGGTCTCCAGGCAATAAAAAAGCCGCTCATTGGCGACTCGTTATTTTGTTGGTTCGGGGATCTGTACCTCTGACCAGCATTTGCAGTTAGGCAGGCATCCGGCGTGTCCGGTCATGCCATCGAGCGTCGGCGGGTTATCCCAACGCACAAACTTATCTTTCATCTTGCGATGTGATGGCCGGGTTCCAGCGCCTTCAATACGCCACCAGTACCCTTCAGAGCCAACGGCCAGCGCTCGCGCCTGCGTCAAGGCTCCGGTAGCGCGGCCAATCTCCGTACGGGCAATCATTCGCGCCCTGCTGGCTGCCACGTCGCCGGACTGCATGATCATCTCGTACAGTTGATCCGGGCGCTCACCGTTAATAACCGCCTGTATAGCGCGTTCCTGAATTTCCCTTACCCGGCCCGCAGCCTCTAACGGCAGGGACTTCATATAGCGAATCTGGCGGTAGACAATATCCTGAGCCACCATCCCGATCGGGGTGTTGCTGACCACATCACGTAGGCCCACGGAAATCTCTTCAGAGACAGACCGCCACTGGTTCCACTCTTCCTGCTCCACCTGGGCGAACATTTTCTTGCCGACCATTTCGGCCCAGTCATCAATCACGCCAGAGTAGTCGATGAGCGTTCTGGCAATGCTATCAGCGCTTGCCTGTGAACCATCGTAGGAACCCGTGACGATTTGATTTATCTGGTCGACTATCGCCAGTAGGCTTTTCTGATACTGGCGTTCCGACCGGCGGCGGAGGTTCGGTTTGAGATTCAGTCTCCTCCCACTGTTTCGCCGCATTCTGGATATCCTCATCGGTAATTGATGCGCCGATGCCTGTTACATCGGCGAGCTCTCGCAGGTCTGTCAATGCTGCTGCAGGAGACATACCGATATCCCGTACAGCAGTAGCCAGCGCGGTAGTTGTGTTGGTCGCCACCGTGGATCGGTCTGTGTCGCTCATCTGCCACAGGGGGTTAAACTCAAACGTGAAATCCTCTGGCAACGGCTCGCCAAACTCTGAGCGATGCAGTACATCGAATAACAGGCGGATGTGAGGCCGTAAATCTCGCTCCTGAAGCGTTCCCACGTCGTCGTAGTAGTTCGCCAGGTCAGCATCGCCGGTTGAAAAACCCTTCGGTGACTGGCGGAACAGGCGGACAAGAGGAATGCCAACAGCCCCGGCAATATCCTCTTTAAACTCACCCAGCAGGTCAGAGAGGCCCGCGAAAGAATAAGAATGGGTTTCAAAAGTATCCTCCGCATCAAACAGGGACATCCCTTCGTTCGTCTGATATTGCCGGACCATTTCCATGTTCTTGATCAGCGCTTCAAACGGCTTACCGCCCATCGCGATAATCTCGCGCAGCTTTTTAATCTTGGCCGTTCTCAGGTGCGCCTTATACGCCAACTGGGCTGCGCCAACACTGGTACTGTCGTAGGACGTCAGGCGATCAAAGATGCGTTCGACAATGGACATGCCCCACTCGTTTTCGGTGATTTTCTGCTGGTAAGGCAGTTTTACACCATCCATACGGATCAGGCGGCTGTGATGAACGGTCCACGCAGGAAGCCCCTGCGCCGTCGTTACTATGTCGTAGAATTCAGGCTTGCCGAGGTTAGGGCCAAGCGCCTTAATGCGCCTGGTAAGCTGTGGGTTAATCATCCAGCGGTCGAGAACGGCCAGGCCTTTAAAGCTCCCCTTCCCAACCTTATCGAGCATCAGGGGGGTTAATGGCGCCTGCCCTTCAATCAGAATTAGCGCCACCGCCCCGCCATACAGCCGAGACCATTTCAGCGTTTCGTTGATGCAATCCCATAACTGCAACTCATCAAATTTTGACTCCAGAACACCACGGCGCTTCGGGTCGATCTCGCTGGTAATACGCACTCCCTTTTTGGTCATGTCGTCCGCTTTCGAATCGACAGCGGCGCCAATAATCCAGGAGGAGCGATAAGCCCACTCGATGAGCAGGCGGTTACGGCTGGTATAGTTCGCCCGGTAGGTCGATGCAGCATGCTGGTTAGGCTGCTGCATGCCGACACGGGCCATAAAGTTATCGTACGAATCCGCCGTGGCGACTCGTCCTGTTTTTTTCGCCATGCTTATGCTCCGAGTTTCGCCCAGATATCCAACGCGGTATTCATTGGCGCGTAGTTAATCATCACTGAGTCGGCCAGATTGGGTGATTTCGTACCTTCAGGTTGTTTATCCACGAGGATTTTACCCACGGCGTTTTTTGACCACGTGGGCTGCGACAACTCCATCAGGAGACGGTCTTTGTTCTCTGTGGTGCTGCTTATGGAAATTATCTCGTCAGGGTCATAATCCATACCCTGCAGCGCGCGGAAGGTATTACGGAATAGCTTGCGGAGATGCCACCAGCTCTGCGCCTTGGCATTCGCGAAGAAATCTTTATTCAGTCTGGCTGGCTTGCCGTTATCGCCTGGAACCGCTTCATCCTCCGGATCAAAGATGCTGCCACTTCCACGGAAAGGCGTTGCGGTGATATAGCCCAGGCGTTCAGCCTGCCGAAGTTCGTTAATCACCCTAGCGTCACCGCGCGCGCCGGCGCCCAGTCCGTCCTCGTCGAAACGGAACTCATCAAGCCCAAAATCATCGCAGTAGCCGAACACCTTAACGACGGAGGCGTAAATATCGCTCCCCTCGCCTGACCACTCTTTTACATCTTGCAGCAGGAAACCGTAACGAGCCGAGAAGCCGTTTTTATCCTTGCCTTCATCAGCAACATCCATAGCCCCGAGGCGTTGACCGCTTGGCTCAATGCCGAGCTTGATATGAGCATCTACAGCCGCCTGCACCCATTCGGAAGGAATCAGAATACCCTCGGCTGATGCCTGATAGTTCAGGTCCAGCTCCTGAGCAACGATGACCGGGTTATCAATTTTCTCGCATTCCTTGCGGTACCACTCATCATCCTTGCGCGGGTCACTTCGCCAGTGGAATGTAAATACGGGGATTTTTCCGCTATGCCGCTTCTGCGCGAAGGGGTTACTCATGCCGTTAACCGACGAGAGATCGATACGGCAGCGCGTAGTTTGAGAAAGAGCGGCATCTATCAGCAGCGGGCGCTGAAGAAAGGCCGCCTCATCCACAAAGTAAAGTGTCGTACGGTCACCACGGCCGATGTTATCGCCAGCCTCACCCTTAATAACAGCCCCAGTCTCCGGGAACTCTACACGCATATAGGGAGCGTGCTTTTTTTCCGTCCAGGATCCACGGAACTCAACGGGCAGCATTTCAACAAATTTGCGGGCCTTCCAGAAAAGTGCCTTCGGGTCGCCGGTGCTGTCCACGTATTCCTCCTTACGGGAACCGAAGCCAATCACCATTTCCTTGTTGAACAAGCAGAGTGAACAAGCCAATCCGATAGAGGTCCAGCTCAACCCCATTTCACGGCTCTTTTCCGTTAGCCCGTGTTCAAGTTTGCTGCGGCGATCCATGATCCAGTTAATCCACTCTTCCTGTTTCGGGAATAGCAGAAAAGGAATGGTGGCCGGTAAACCATAGTCGAGGTTTCGGGGGTCCGTGGTCATGCCCCAGTCAATAATAAATTGTGCTGGATTATCACGGTAAAATGCCCTTAACATCGGCAATGTTTCTGGATGTTGACGAATACGTTGTAAGCGTTCCATTCTCCACTCGAACACCTGCACATAATCAGGGTTTTGGAAATCAAAAGGAAATGGAATAGGCATTTTTCTCTTTTAACCACACAGGAATTGATCTATGAGTTTTTCTAGGCTTTTGTCCCACTTCACAACCCTGAAATCTGAGCAAATTGGCTCTACCAATTACGTACTTGGAGCGTTCCAATCAGACATTTCAGGGCAAAAAAGAACTATTTTAATTGACGTATCTCACCAAAGCAGAACGCAAGCTAACTATCTGTCCAGCCTAAATATGATGATGGACAAATGGGACTGTTATAACTTGGTGGTTTACTTAAATTCTGCAACCCAAACCCTCAGTCCAAGCATTAAAGCGAATGCCTGGTGTTTCGTAGATGCTAACGCACTCCCATTAACGATTAATGGATATGAGATATTCCCTCTTATCAACCAAGATCCGGAGCAGGTTTATTATGAGGGCATGCTGTGCTTTTCACCCAGCCACCGAGCATGCGTAACTGAAGGCAGCATTTAGCAGGAAAAATGCGGGTAAAACGCCCCTATTTAACATAATGGTCGTTACCCGCACCAAACGATCGACACTCATCACTAATTCAGCGTGAAGCCCCTGTTTATGCGGGTTAGCCGGTTAAAAGTGGCAAAAATATAGTGAATAAATCGTGCATAAAACAGGATCAAAAATGCATAGAGTTTTTAACCTACGTAATGCTTGTTTTCGCAGTTTTAGCCCATCAGCTTTTTGTAGGCGTCGGCTGCTTCCTGCGGGGTCATTGCTACTGATTCTGTTTTAATTGGACCACCGTCTTTTCCTGTGCTTTCAACCTTCAATTTGTTGCTGTAGGCATCCCCTACGTCTTTGGCGGCCTGCTCAAGTAGCTGCGCGGTCATGCCGTAGTTCTTCATGCTTTCGGCATTGACGGCCATACGGTTAAGTACGCGGAGACGGTACGCTTTATTGGCGATCGGAATATCGGATATCTCATTAAGGAATCGGTCTCGGGTGGCATTGAAAAGGTCTACCCACTTTTTGGCGAGGCCCTTCCCGCTAACCTTAGTGGGGTCGTTTTGATCCACCTGCTGCCGGGTTATTTTTATGCCAAATTCTTTTAGGACGGCACCAGCGACTTGCGAGGGTGCTTCGTAACACGCAACTGACTGAATTATGAAAGATTTAACCTCTGGTTTTAATGCCGCCATAATTCACCATCCGTCCTAACCTGTCCTGAATTTACGCCAGCTTCAGCATGCAAGTCCCGCACGCCCTGGCAACATCGATATGAGCAACCTCCGCCGGCCTGTTTGCCGCATCAACCATTTCCTGCACGTCTTTACTGGCGCCGTAACGCCTGACCACTCCAACGAATTCCTCAACATCGTGGCCGCGAAGTTTCAGCACCGGCATCCCGGTCTCTTTGTTGAACTTCGGCGCGCCGGAATCGTCGGTAGCCTGGGCAATGTGGTAAAGCTCATGTTCAACCAGTGCACAGAATTCGACGTCGGTGCATTGCTCGCAGTAGTCGGCAGCCAGCGTGATTAGGTACTTCGGGATGCGCCCGAACCATTCATGCATCTGCTGTTCCATGCGAGACTTCTGCCAGCCGCCGGCGCGCATCATTACCTGCTCACACTGACCAAGCACAATGCGGCCACTTTTGGCGAATGCACCCGACGCCCACATAAACGCGATATCAGCGTCAGCAAGTGCATTAGCGAGGTGTTCGTGGTCAGGATTATGGAGCCGGCCTTCATCAGAGAGTATGTGCTGATTTACCCACTCTCCGATTTCAGTGGCCGGGATAATCCGCGTATACGGTAGACAGTTTTCGCCAGTGAAGCTGACGGGAGGGTACGGCCTACTCTCTTTTAGCTCAGCCACGCTCTACTCCAATGGTTAAAGCCATTAAAAAAGCCACCAGGAGGTGGCCTTTGTGATAGGGATAAAACCGCCCTGAGACGGTAGTTTCAACTTTTTCTTACTCGACTAACGAATTTGAATTTCTTGGCCGAAATTTCCGTTCTAAGACTATCACTATTCAATGCCGAATTGGGAGATGTCGTATCATGCGGGCCACCCCAAATCTTTCTGTATGAGGGGGAAGGTCCTCTAAATCCATCTAATCCTGAAACTATCGCGCCTATGTCTGCGCCTGTCTGAACGAGAATATAATTCCACCTAGAGTGGTTAATCTTATATATATCAACTTTCATAATGATATAGCCCTTTAAATAAAGAACCATTATATCAAATATATGGCAAAGTAAATTAAGAATTAAATAGCTTATACGAATGTAATACAACTACTGGCTGACTGCACGGTAGTAGGCTTGCCAGCGGTATTTATCTAACCGGAGCTGCCGCAGGCACTGGGCTGTTTCTATATCCGCCTGCAGGTCTTCGTCGCTGTCTTTTCCGGCGTCACTTGCCTTGCACGGCGGGCTCATCAAATCCGGGGATGGCGTTGGCAGTGTCGATGGCTCGCTGGCGCAGCTGCACAGCATCATCGTCAAACCTGCATACAGTACGATTCGGAGACTGGACATATTTCACCACGTTGCGGGTTATGGTTCGGTAGATGACCTTGCCCTCTTCTGCGGCGGCAGCGGCCTTTTGCTCTACCGGCTGAATAGCTTTTTCGGCTTTCTCTTTCTTCTTCGCTGCCTGAGCGTTGATATGGTCAGCATGAGAGTTCCAGCCAGAGCGCCATGAGAAAACACAGCAAAGCAGCAGGATGATAATGGCGGTTAAGCGGCTCATGACATGATTACTCCAACAGCCAGAAACCACGGCCACGCATCATTGCCATTGAAGGCAAGCAGTGCAGCGATAACGAAACAAATCATGTTCATTTCTGGCTCCAGGTGCATACCAGATACTCAACATCACGCCGATTAATCAGCCCTTTCCACTTCTGCCCGCCGGCATATACCCAGCGCTTTAACTCTGCACAGGCACCGCCATAGTCACGGGAATTCAGCTTTTTCAGCAGAGTGGAGTTAATGGTTGCTGTGGCGCCGACGTTATAGGCAAATGAGTAAATGGCTGCGCGCTGGGTTTCTGTGGTCGGCACTTTGATATGTGGATCGACCTGTGCGGCAATGTGCTGTATATCGCGCCGGGTTAGAGCGTCGCACTCTTTATCCGTGTACCGCTTACCCCAGACAATATCCGATCCCGTGTGACCATCGCAGACCGTGACAACACCAACGATGTCTCGATAGGCGATGTACTCGCGACCCTCAAGCCCCGTTTTGCCGGATACCATGACGGTAGCGATACCGATGGCGCCCGTACCCAGGGCTCCGAGAATGCTATTTCTGAGCGCTGGTGACATTGCCATTTAATCTATCCTCGCGCTCTTTGCGCTTGTAGTACCAGTTCACACCGAAGGTGCCTATAGTGCAGACGATACCGATGATGATTGCCCAGTCGTTCAGGGAAAGAACGCCACCCATGGTCGTTAAGCCTCCAACCCAATAACTGAGCCACTCTCTGATTTTATCCATGCGTTGCATGCTCTCACCTCGCGTTGTTAGCGGGTGCTGTGTGTGTTTAAAGGGGTCAGGCCCGTCAGGCTGGATTTATCAACAAAGCGTCAAGGATGATTCCTGCGGGACCTGATAATAAAAAAGCCATGCAAATGCATGGCCTTGTGATTTGAATCCGTTATTTACAAAATGTATTCGAGACAGTATCTTTCGACTTCCGGACAAAAAAACATATACCGGGACAAAATCTAAATGTAACTGCCTTGCCTGCATGAAACCATGCGGGCTTTTTTTTTGCCCAAAGAAAAAGCCCACCGAAGTGGGCCTTACAGCTATCATCATTTTTTATTAGGTGTGGTGCCGGGTGCCTCCCGGTAAGTCGCCGCCAGTCCACAGACGACTCGCAATGCGCAAAAAAACATATCAGACTGGCAATGCCCCTCCGCATAGGGGGATTCACCACCCGTCAAATTTAACATCTGGATGATGACGTTTCAACACGCCCTTCCCGGGCGTGGCCTGCTGATTCGTGAACTGCTGCAGGTCTTCAGTTGCCACTATATAGCGGCTTTTTCACCAGTCTGATATTGTTGATTTGCGAAGACCACAATACCGACAAGGAAACTATCTAATGAGCAAGATTAAATTTAAGTGCCCTGGCTGCGGACATGATCTCCTTGTACGTAGTGGAATCAAAATCCAGAACATGGACGATATTGAGGGAACCGTCTGCAGCAACTGTGACCGAACCATTCACAAGAATGATCTCGTTAGTCAGTCGAGAAAGTACGCCGAGAACCTCGTCCGTGACATGCTCGGGAAGCACTTCAAGTAACGCTGAAATCTTACTTTCAATCCTGCTGGTATCTGCGGTAATTAACGCCAGCATTTTTGCATTCTTCATTGCAAATACCTCAGGCTGATAATTCAAATGGATAAATTCGACAGAAGCATTCAACGGGAAACGCTGCAACTTCTTTATGCTGTGTACCCAAACGAACTAACTAACGAACAGGTCGATGAAATCGCCAATCTGTATCCTGACCCTGATAGTTTCATGGCAAATTTACTCTACCTCCACCAGCACCAGTTGATAGTGAGTGGTTTAAAACCAAGCTCAGAAGGCTACGTCCTGGTCAATAGGCCCGCCATCACTCAC